CAGTAGAAATTAGTAACGACAATGGTTCAACTTATTATAAAATTGCAAGTACAATTTCAGTACCTGCAGATTCAACATTAGATTTAATTAGTAGACCAATCTATTTAGATGAAACAGATTTAATAGCTGTTACAGCAGGAGCTGCAAACGATCTAGCTTTTCATGTTTCATATGTAGAAATGGTTGATTAATTTTAAGGAGGAAAGATAATTAATGCCTAGAATAATTAAACCAGCATCAGGAAGTTTTACAACAGCAGATATTACTGTTGATTCTTCTGGACGAATTATAGCTGCATCTACAGGTGCTGCAGGTGGTGGTAACATGGTTAGAACTTTTCAAAAACATGATGATGGAACTGCTACATTTACAGCTCAATCTACATCAACTAAAATTCACGTTTATTTAAGAGGAGCCGGAGGCGGTGGTGGAGCCGGAAATGGTGGAGAGCCTGGAAAAACTGGTGGATTTGGTGGTTTTGGATTTTTTAATATACCTATATCACAACCTTATTCAGTTCCTTACACACTCGGAGCTGGTGGATCTGGTGGTCCTTATCACCAAGCTGGATCAGCAGGAACAGCATCAAGTTTTAATACAAACTTAGTAGCTAACGCTGGAAACGGTGGTCAAAAAGAACAGCAATCACCAGGAAACCCTGGAACACTTCAAAATGAATCTTATGCTTATATAGATGGTAACCCATTTGCAGAATCTAATGAAGTATTATTTGTTCCTGAAGGACTGTCTCACAACGGATCACCTGACGGATATCAAACTTTATTTGGTTCTTTTTATAATAACATTTATCAAAAAGCTGCCCCAGGTGATCAAAGAAGCACTTATGGTGGATTAGGTGGAGCTGCAGGAGCAGGGCCACAAGCTGGAGGTGGTGGTGGATTTTCTACAAGTGGAAAAAATGGAAAAGATGGATCCTTAGTTGTTTATGAGGATATAGGTTAATATTATGGCTTATTTAGTTTTTAAAAATGAAATTCATAAACAAACAGGAGAATCTTTACCTAAAGGTACAGCAACTTTTATTAAAGCAGCTAAAACAGATGCAGACTTACAATATCTTCATAATGGACTAGTTAACACTATTCAAACTGTTGAAATAACAGATGAAGAATTTGACAGTCTTGTAGATGGTAGTAAAGACGCTATAGTAGAAAATGATCCACATACTTTTGCAGATTATCCTTGGGCTGAACTAGAAGCAGAAAATAATCTCATGCCTAAAGAAGGATTTGACGATGATATACAAGAATATAAAGAACGTTTAACTAAGTTCATAAATAAAAGACCTAATCATTCACAAATAGGTAAAGTAACTTCTGCTCTTGATTGGGTAACTAATTTAGATACTTCAAGTATTACCTATCCCACAACATCAATCTCATTTAAAGCTAAACAAGCTGATAAGTTTGTAAGCCTTTATTATATATAAGACTTTACTTTTTAAATTAATTATATATATTCATATTAGAATTATGAAAGATAATGTAATAGAATTTTTATATCCTGAAAAAACTGAGTCTATTCTTAAGGAAGTTTTTCCAATAAGAGCAGTTAAAAATTTACCTGATTGGTATAAAAAATTAAAACACACAATGAAAAGTAGAACTATAAAAGGATGTAGACCCGTTGCGGATGCTTTAACAGCAGGATATATTTTAAAAATGCCACAAGATCTTTATATAAAACATAACTATACTGAAGGAGTTAAAAAAGATTCTTCTTTTAATTATTCATTTGGACGTGAATCAGATGCTGCCAATAAATTAAATTTAAATGTAAATACAAATACCCCTGCAATACACCCTATAAAACAATTAGGAGGTAAAGAAGGAGGATGTCCTTTTGTTAAAACAAATAGTAATTTCCCTATTTATAAAATAGTTAATCCTTTTAGAATTAAAACTCCACCAGGTTATTCTTGTTTATTTATCCCTCCTCTTAACAATAGAGATGATAGATTTGAAATTATATCTGGAATAGTTGATACTGATAATTTTCCTACTTATATTAATTTTCCAATAGTTTTAAACGGAGATAAATATCCTGTTTTAGAAACTGTTGTTAAAATAGGAACACCTATAGCACAATGTATTCCATTTAAAAGAGAGGATTGGAAAATGGAGATAAAAGAAGATTACACAGATCAAAATGCAAATATTTTAACAGCAACAAAAAGACTGCTTCATGCTTATAAAACAATGTTTTGGAGTAAAAAATCATGGAAATAGAAAAATTTATTAAGATATACGATGGTGAAATTGATATTAAACAAATTGCAAGTTTAATAAAATATGCAAATAATAAAGTTAAGTTTGAAGATGCAGGCATAATACTTGAAAACAATAATAATAAAACAGATAAAGGAGTTAGAAAAAATATAAGAAACACAAAAGTGCATAGTTTTACTAATGCAGATAAAAATAATTTATCTTCAGCACATTGGGGTCATTATATACGGCATATTATTAGAAATAAATTTTTTAATAAATACGATAATGAATATCCTACAACAGCTACTTCAATTAAATCTGTAGATCTTTTAAAATATGAAGTAGGGGGTTTTTATAAACAACATATAGATAATCATGGTAAATTCCCTAGAACTGTAAGTGTTATTATATTTTTAAATAATGATTATGAAGGTGGTGAATTAAATTTTCATAATCCATTAACTAATGAAATATATCAAACAATAAAACCAGCTCCAGGTAGATGTGTAATGTGGCCATCTA